TATCGAAAGGTTAGGTCGCACTCTCTTAACTTCTGTGAACTGTATACCCATCACATATGCTCCATGTTGCGCCATCCAACGAATCTCGGAAACCTCGGCTTGTCTTTAGCGCCATGCAAGAAATGTCTGAATGTTATATGTTGTCCTAAAAAGGCATCTTGGTTTTTCCATATGACCTTCCTATCAGCATGCGAGAGCGTTCCACATGATACTTCTAGATCCATATCATTGTAGCTCACAATCAGCTTCCCTAGAGTACCAGCTGGTGTTAGACCGTCTTTCTTAGTTGAACGCGAGGATCCGCCTACTTCATTTACAAAAATAGGATTGTTGTTGGTTTGCTGCTCGATGAACCCAATAACTTCAGCCTCATCATCTTGAAACCGCTTCAACTTTATAAGATGCCCTTGCAGCATCGTAGATCGGCCATGTTTATAAACCCCTTCAGGATCCCTTAGCATGATACCTTCAAACCCCTTCTCAAGCATCTCTTCTTCGTAAGCTATAAGCTCTTCATATGTTTCAACGAGGCTATGCTCAACAAATTCAACCTTGAGACCTGGGTGCTTAAGATTAGCTGCTCTCACGTCTCGTTCCGCTATCTGAATACGAGTCTTAAAAGGAGTATTAGCGAACTCAGGGTCCGCCACATCAAATACATAGTAAGTAATATCATCCGTAGGTTTGTTGATTGACATGATAACACTTTGCGTTCGATTGTAAACATCATGGTCAGTAACTTCACCTGCTATGAATTCACCATCAAGCCCACGCAGGTTGAAAGCAAACTCCCCCAAATTGATGTTAGGGAGTTCTTTATTGGTACGCGAGCTGCATATGTCTTTGCGCATAACGGCACGTATTCCATCCAGTTTTGGTGATACCATTAGTGGATACTTCAATAAGTCGAAGAATTTAGGGTTTCTTAAAGGGTCGTCATTTGGGGCAAGTAAAGGTTTAAACATATTCTTCTCCTATTAATTCGGTTAGTATTTCAAGTACTTCTCTTTTCCTTGGGTTTTGGTTTCCTTCATCAAGGTGTTTCCATTTTCCTTTTTCAAAAACGACATAAGCGCGATCAGCCACCTCACCATCCTCTCTCCATATGGAAAAACAGAACCCAGGTGATTGAGGGTGGAAACACCCCATTAGAGGCGAATCTTCAAGCAACTTTTGCAGCATATTGTCAATGTGGGTCAGACCTCTCTTTACCTGTATTCCGTTAAACTCTATGTCCTTTATGAGGTCTTCTGCTGATACATTACCCTTCGATTTTTGTGAACTCATTACGCGCCCCTCCCATGATTTCTGTTAGCTCTTCTTCCGTTATACGTGTATTACTCTCTGTTAACACAGAGTTAGACCATCTGTTCCAGGTTTCAGTGTTAAGAATAAGCACTCTTTCAGCATCCACCCGAGCTATTACATATACCACAGGCTTGTAGTCTTTTGAAGGCCAGTTTTTGTTCTCCCATTTGAACTTGTCACCAACTTTATAAAATTCTTCGTTGCTCTCACTATCTCCATTCATTTTGTTTTCCTCAATTAAAAGGCCCTCCGTTACAGAGGGCCGTAGGTGCTATCGTACAGGGCAAGCACCGCTTGCACATTCATCTTCTAACCCTAAGCTTGTAAGGTCAGCAATAGCTGTTATGGTGCTGGTAGATTTAGTCATTTCATTGTATAATTCCTCCGTAATTTCTTCAAAAGGCGCTTGGTCGAAACCGTGCTCGTTGTGTAGCAAGAATGATAAAGACTTGTGTGTCTTGGCATAGTTTTCTTTAAGATACTGTTTTATTTCAGGTATCTCTTCTTTCCGATAGTAGACTGTACAGCTGACGCTATTATCTGACCAAACTTTCTGCATCTGCTTAACAGTTTTCAGCTGTTTTATGGCTGTCATGTCTTTGGCAAGAATAGTCCCTTCAGGGTATCTGAAAGGAAAAGATACAACGTATGTATTGTAATCTTCGCTACCATCTAATCTTCTTTGGAATTCCATTTCATATCCATGCTCTTTACATGTGGCAATAAGAGGATGCTCCGCCGATACACATATACGACGTATCATATACTGTGAGTACCCTGGATGAACACCCGGAGTAACACCTGGCAACAATGATAGAGTGCCTGAAGGCTTTACTGTCGTAAGCTTTATTGATCTTTCAAAGCCTTTCAGCTCAGAGTAGCGGTTGTCAAAGTCACGAAGATAGCGATAACCTTCATCCAACCAACTAAGCTGCTCTTCAGATGCTTGCATGATACCTGTCATACCTATTCCCATTCGCATATTCTTATGGACAATAGCGGCAGTCTCAGGATGATGTGCAGGCAGTGTAAGAGAGTGCTTATTTATTTTATAAAGCAATGTCAGCAAATCAAGGAATTCGCCCAATGAGTCTATGTTTGGCAAATAGATCTCAGCCAGACAGCATGTCTCATATGGCGCAAGAGATTGCTCAGCGCACGGATTATACCCCATGACTTCAGGGTCGGGATATTCTGTCTCACCTGATCTACCTTCTTTTCTGGACAGATCGAGATTGATTAATCCGTACGGCTCTCCTTTTCCTTCATACCCATCCCAAAAGTAATCATGAAGTTCTTCGATATTTGAGCACACCACGCTGTTGTTAGACATGCCACGCCAAGGAGGGATGTGCCCTAGATCCCACCGTTTTGCAAGAAGGAACTCAATATCATCACCATCACCTATGGCAATTTGAGCTGATCTACGAACGTTACCGGCTACAATGATTGCACCGATTATGTTCATTATATCCAAGGCATCAATAGGTCTGATTTTCTTTCCTCTCCTTTTCTCTAGGATTGCGCTTATCTGGCCTACACCTTTCACCAGATCTTCAGGCCCGCTTGCTACACCACCGAATCCCTTGATTGGTGTTCCTTTCCCACGAATAACTTGCGTTGAATATGTGAAAGATCCTTTTTCTTGCCTTTCCGATAGGAAGGCGGCTTTAAGCGTCTTAGCTAAGAAACGCACCCACCCCTCACGAGAGTCTGGAATTATGAAATCCGCCCCACCATCGTCCACTCTGGTAGGCGCGGCGAACCACTCTCGAACGGCTGGAATCTTCTCGACATGCTCCCGTTGGATGTTATAACCGACTCCGCTGCCTAGGGCTAACATATCCATGCACCAAGTGAACGGCACGATAGGGTCATCAACAACTGTAAATGCACAATTTTGCAAGCTAGCAAGACCGATTCGATCGACTGTCTCTGTACCCATCTGCCATAGGAATCTACCGGCTACTGATCCTTTAAGCTCTAAGAGGTAACCACGAAGCGTCTCTTCCTCCTCTTCTGTGAAACCTACTTTGAGCTGCTCTCTACAGCTCTTAATTACACGGTCAATGGTCTCAGGGAATTCTTCTGTCCTGCCTTCCCCTGGAATGGGGCGTGAATAGGTTCTCTTGTATGTTAAGTAACCTACGGAACTCCAGGGTGTTTCTATTTTATCAGTCATTATTTGTCTCTTTTGAATTTATTTATAAGATCTTCTTCGGATAACGCTTCTTCGTATACTACTGTTTCCGTCTTCTCCTCGCCAAAGGCTTCTTCATCATCTTCAAGGTCAGGCGGAGCTGCTACAAGACGACCTGTCTTTACATTATAGTCAGCCCCTAGAACTGGCCCTGTTTTACCTGTTGTTCTGGATTTAAGAATTGCCATCTCAATCCTGTTTCTTACACGCTCTTGTCTAGCCGTCATATTTCTAGCGAAGGCTATTATGTCAAATGAGACCTGCTTGATACTACCTGAGCCACGTATATCATCTATAGATGGCAACCTGCCCTCCTCAAAGCTTTTCCGACCTGTTTCTGCTTTTCTCAAATGAGAGATAAGGCCGATCCAAACAGTATGACGCTTAGCCAGCCTCAGCAGGTCATTCATAATCTTATCTATAGCCTCATTACCTGTCAGCCCATCAGCGCCTTCCGATACTAAAATAGTTATGTGATCAACGAATAAATATTTACAGCCAGAGAGACACATGTACTCGAACTGGTCTAAAATGCTATCGTCCTTTATGGAGCCTTGATGATCCAGAACAACAACCCTGTCTTCGCCGAATACACTATCAAAGCCAACCTTCAACTCATCAAGAGGTATTTCTTCTTCTGCAGGGTTACGATGGATAGCCATTCCTGAGAACAATCTTGCAGTTTCACCTGGGCTTTCCTCTAAAGAAATTATACCAATTTTATCTTCAGTAGCCCTTAGAAACTCAAGACCTATTTCTCTAACAATGGTACTCTTGCCACTACCTGTCCCTGATATAAAGAGCGCAATCTCTCCCAAGCGTGCCCCTTTTATCTTTGAGTTAATCCCTGTCAGACATTCAGGATACGGAATGGCCTTGATTTCGTTGTAGTTTACCAACGCATCCCAAAGCTCTGTTTGGCCAATAATGCCAGCAGGCTTGAACATCTGCGCATCCCATATCGCTTCCATTATTCGCTTGCTGCCATCTTCACCGCTTGTGAGGACATCAGACGCGTCATTTTCTGCAATCTCTACAACTTTTACCTTATCAGCGCCAATTATCTTTATGGCCTTATCTCTTGCCGTGATACCCGCCTCATCGTTATCCATCCATAGGACTACTTCTTGAAAACTACGAATCCATTCGCGTTCTTCCATTAGCACAGAGGAACAAGAAGAGCTTGGCAGAGAGACTACAGGATAGTACTTATTATACCTGTCAAAAGAAGCTTGGGCAACAGAAAGGGCATCAACTTCTCCCTCCGTTATGATGAGACGCTTCCCTCCGGCTGAAAACTTTTCTCTTCCAAAGAGACCTCCGAATGTGCCAACGAAAGAGAAAGTCTTAGGCAACTCTCTGATTTTATAGCCACGCTTTTTGTCATTACCGTAAGGGTAATAGTGAGAATCTATCTGACCATTTGAATCGTAACCTACCTTGACACCATAGAATTCGTTCGTTGCCTTCTTGACAAGCCTGTCTTTAAAACCACGCACTCCAAACTCTTCGATCTCATCGCAAGATACTTTCGGTGTCGCCTTCACTACTTCTGTTTTAGCTTTAGCAAAATCTTCAGGGTCTAATGGCCCTCTTTTCTTTGGTACTTTAAACCCCCTAGGTGATGTCATATTTTCCTTTTCAACTTTTGAGTGGTGGAAGGACTTTCCGCAAGAATAACACTTAGCCCCTCCATCTTCATATATCTGCATCGCGTCTGAACTGGTGCACGAAATGCAGGGCTTGTTATGTTCTACAATGCGTCCCATCTAATGCCTTGGGCTATTTTCATCTATATTAAATGTCTTATTTGCTATCTTGCTGGCAGCACTGTCATTCCATATTGTTACAATTGCGTTAAGCAAGTAGGTAGCCGCAGCTAAGACCAGGTAGTCAGCTGAGTCAAGCGGAACTCCGGCTGTTAATATCAGATACGACCTGTAGCCAATTAATCCGAATAATATAATCACTAAAATACTTGATACTGTTTTCATATCTCTCCATCTATTATCTGTTGAAGTCGCCTTCTGTGTCTAGCTGTTACAGGTTCTTTAACTTTCCAAGATACCTTCCCAATCAGACCATTATACCAACGGCTGTTTTCGTTCAGAGCTTCCACCTTACAGAGAGACCATGTCTCAGCAAAGCTTAGCCCACCTTTAAAGCTATACTCTTCTATAGCATAAAATTTGAAGTTTTCTTTACCGTTTGTCTTAACTGATTCACTTAAGAGTTTAGATGACGATATATACCACCGCCAGTTTGACTCTACACCTTTGTTTAACTTACCCGCCCCTACATAACTCTTCTTTCCAAGATACAGCATATTATTTCTGAGATCTTTAATGACGTATATGAAGCCAACAGCTTTTCCGCTTCGCATATCGCCCTCGAACTCCCAATGACCGTTAGGAAGATCGTCATATTTCTTTCGGTTAACACGCTTTCCGACCTGCCCTTCTAATGATACTGAGGGTTTTCTTTCAGATATCTCTCCTGCTTCGTCTATCCAAACGCTAGTTATCTGGTTAGGTTTTACACGCTCATTTTGAAGGTCAGGAAGGAAAGCCTTCTTAGATTTAATCTTACCTTTTCCTCTTAGCGGGAACTTAGGCACACTCATATTTATCTCCCAAATATTGAGATCTGGCAGCTACAGCATCTACCGCTTTCACAGAATTCTTTTAGCTGACCATTACTGTTTAACCCATTATAAGGGTTCTCTCGTCCGCACTCAGAACACGTCGGATGCAAAGCAATGGCTGCCGCTGTGGACTTTTCCCCACCTAATCTGTAAGGATCCCCTGTGAGCGGTTTTACGCCATTAGCATTTACTTCTACTAACACATCATGCATCTGACAGCTCCTCTTGTTTTCTTCTTTCCAGCTCTTTGTATCGCTTGTCAAACTCTTCTAGCACCCACGGCGCTATGTCTTTCCAAGGCATAACCCCTTGCGCTTCTTCAGCAGATTGGCTTTCCTCCATCTGTTGTATCACACCGAAAGCATAGGCTTCAGCTGCCGCTAGAATAAATAAGTTGGCGAATCTAGGCGATGGCGAGTTAAGCATCAAGTGATTGACAAAACCGATATCCGACATATCAGCGAGTTCTTGTTCGCCTTTTCTCGCTAGGGCTGCTCTGTCTTCTGAACTCGCTTCAGATGCGCTCTCTGACGTTATGGCAAAGTTTCCATCGATATCTCTTACAGATCCGCTTGGATCACCTGGCATTTCATTACTTTCTTTA